TGCTTTGTCGGCTAGCCAAATCCAAATCACCGTCTCTGAACGTGGACAAGCCATCTCGGTAACCGAGTTGCTTCTCAACGCTTCGTTTGATGATGTTATGGCTTCTTCATCCCGCTTGCTTGGTCGTCACATGGCGCAAAGCATGGATATTGAAGCCCGGAACACCCTGTACAACTCAGGCGTTCCATTTGGTGGCGGCGCTGCCGTTCCTCCTTCCATTACTTTTGGTCGGACCAAGGCTTCTGGTGCTCGCACCACCGTTTCACCTTACGATGGTGGTACCGTTGGTACCGCTGCGTCACCCGGCTACTTGTCACCCACGACCATCAAAGATGCCGTGGAAACCCTTGCTGGACTAAACATCCCACGCATTGGTGACACTTACGTGTGCTTTGTTCACCCGTCCCAGAGCCGTTCGCTCCGTGACTGGCCAGAGTTCATTGAAGTAACTAAGTACGCCGCCCCCGGCAACTTCATGCTCGGTGAAATTGGTCGTCTATACGACGTGGTCTTCATTGAAACTACCCAAGTATCACAAGGCTTGACCGGTGCTTCTGGCGAAGCCCTTGATGCCCTTGCTGGATTGGACACCGACAGCGGAACCGCTGGTGTACAAGCCAACGCCAACGCTTACAACTCTGTAATGATTGGTGATAACGCATTCGGTCAGGCTATTGCCTTGCCAGTTGAACTGCGTGATGGTGGTGTGATTGACTTCGGTCGTGAGCACGGCCTTGCTTGGTACGCCATCTGGGGCTTCGGGGTCATCACCCACGAATCCCGAGTGGTTATCAACACCCTCGGCGGCGCTATCGCTTAAGTTTAGTGCCCCGATTGGTATAGTTTGGGGGGTGCGGACCTTATATGTTCCGACCCCCCTCACTATACTCTACACTCTTAATAATGTACATCTAAACCTTTGAAAGGTACGTATACAGATATGGCAACACAAAAGAAAACAACCAGTAAGACGACCAGTAAGACGACCCCGCAGGCCAGCCCACAACAAGCACCTGCTGAAGAAGTAGAAGAGGCTGAACTGGTAACCCCTACGGTTACTGTCGCCCCCAATACAGTACGAGCACGTGTCAAGGGAACTTGGACCATGTACTACTGTGGCCAACCCTACGACTTCACGGATGGCTCTAATTACGATCTCCCTCCTGACCTATATAACTACCTTAAAGGTCACGGTAACATTTACGATACTCTTTAAGGATAGGTAATGTCATTCACGGTACCTAACGTTAATGATTCTGGTATATATCAGGATCAGGCAGAACCAGACAAAGGTGACTTCCAGTCCCTCGGATACCGCAAATCTGGCGTCCTCAGTGGCGGTGCTTCTACTAAAAATGGCGACCTCCGCGTTGACGTCACTGCGGTATCCGGGTACCTGAATGGTGAGTACTTTGATATAACCTCGGCAGCCTCTTTAACCACGGTTGCTCCAATTAGCGACGACAAGTTCGTGCTAATTGTGGTATCTAAGTCTGGTAGTACCTTCAGCATTACCCAAGTAAATGGAACTGACGCATCTAACGCTGTGTTCCCTGACTTTGATTCCTCTACACAGTTGCTACTCGCTTCTGTGTATTACGAGAACGCTCCATCATATATTACAGGTATTGTTGATAAGCGTGTGTTTATTATGCCGCAGGCGAACCCCACTGAAGTGGCCAGTCTGGGTACTGGCGCTCCCGGTGAAGTTAGGGTACTCACTGGTAGTACGCCTGCTACCGGACAGTCCACCATATATGTAAACACCACCGCAGATGGTTGGACCAACCTCGCTAAATATAGTACACAGACGATACAGAACCCTTATGTGGGAGCCACCACAGACTTTCGGGTAACCAATCAGGGTGTAGCAATCAACAACTCTTCGGGTACCAGCGGTCACGCTCTGTACGCTAGTGGTACTGGTTACTTCACTGGCGCTGTTACAGCGTCTTCCTTTATCGGAAACGTGTCAGGCACGTCCGCTAACTGGGATAACAGCATGACACTGACCGTCAAAAATGGAGCGTCTACAGTAGCCTCTGTTTCCTTTGATGGAAGCGCTAACAAAGACATTGATCTGTCAGGACTAATACCCACCACCACGTCACTACCTTCCAACTGGCCAACTGCCCGCACAATCTCACTATCTGGGGTAGTCACGGGTTCTGCATCCGGTGTTGATGGCAGCGGCAACGTCAACATCGTCACTAGCAGCATTAACGGGTACCTACCAACTAGCGGTGGCACCCTGTCTGGTTCCTTGGTAACCCAAAACATAACACCATCTGCGGATGTCAACGCCACCGTGGGATACGCCACCAAGAGGTACCTTCACGGCTATTTTCAACTATTACATGCTAATACTGTATACGCTTCAAATCCCGTCGTGGTTTCTTCTGACTTATCCTTAAAGGAAGACATTAAAGAGTCACCGGGCTTATCCTTTGTTAATAAGTTAAAACCTTTATCATACCGCTTTAAGAACTCCCCAGAGAAGCAACGCTGGGGATTTGGTGCCCAAGATGTAGAAGCCATCTGCCCACCCGACGCTGGTGTTATTAGCAAAGAAGAAGGACAGGACATGGGGCTGTCTTACACAGAGTTTATTGCCCCTATGGTCAAAGCCCTTCAGGAGATTACTGAACGTCTTGAGGCCATAGAGAATGGCTGATTTACCTAAACCAACGTCTACGGACAAGAACGACATCATTAAGGTCCGTAAGTTCACGCCACCACGTATCCGTGATGAGCATCCCGCCATTAATCAGCCCGGACAGGACTCTGTGCCCGGAGCAGACTCCACGGATTAGTAGTATAATAGACGTATGACCGCACTTCAGGAAATAGAAACGGTAGCCCGTAACTACCTCAGGGACTTCCCTAAGTTCTTCCAGTTAGACTTTGAGGTTACCGGACGCACCTTTGATTTGGGGCACACTAACATTGACTCCTCAAAGGTATGGGTGGCAACCTATGCAAGCAGCACCACGACTGAACTTACTACTAGTGACTATTCTCTTGACGACCGTAACGGCCTTATTCGTCTTGCTGGCTCGCAGGTTTCGGGAACTAAACTTCTTGTAGAGGGATACTACTATGAGTGGCTTATCCCAGCGGACCTAACCTTCTACTCTAAGTTGGCCCTAGACCAACACCTACATAACCTTGAGTTTGAGGCAGACCAGTTATCTACAGTAGTAAAAGATGTTGTTGGTATGGCTGCCCTTATTGAATCCCTCTGGGGACTCATGACCGAGTACAGTAGGGACATTGATGTGACGACCACGGAAGCCGTGCATATCCCTGCCTCCCAGCGTTTCCGTATGGTTCAGTCTATCCTGCAATACTGGGCCACAGAATATGAGAAGAAGGCTCGTGCACTCAATATCGGTCTAGACCGCATTGAAGTGTTCAACCTTCGGCGTACCTCTCGCTCCACTAACCGACTCGTTCCTGTACAGAAGTCTCGTGAGTTGGGTGACTACGGTCCAATTGAGCGGGTATACAACCCAATTGATGACAGCGAAATCGCTATCGCAGAAGAACAAGATGATCTACGTACAGATATATTCATTGACACTGACCCACCAGAGGGGTATGTCACTGGCTTTAGGTACCCATAATGACTGACGTGCGTCGTGAAGCCACTCACATCCTAAAGAACTATCACAGGTACCAGAGAGAGGCCGGAGAAACCTTAGTATGGTTTCAGTTCAAACCTCTAGGCACGGACGCTGCTACTAATAGTGTCTATGATGATGTCTATGATGAGGGACCCGCATCTACAGGCGGCCTGAAATACGAGACAGGTGTTATTCTTCCACTCATCCAGATGCAAGAAGCAGAGGACAATAAAAGGTCCAACGCTGATGGGCGTCTCCCTTTACAGACCGTAAACGGGGTAATGGCCGTTCAGGACTTAATGGATGCTGGTATTACTAACGTCTCAGAGTACCGAGAACACCTCAATGATATGTTCTATTATGATGGGCGCTACTACTCTGTCAACGCTTACCGTGTACGAGGCCGTGCTCGTGGGGACGTTCTGATTACGTTTGAGGGCATAGAGCGTTACCTTGATCAAGAGTTCGCTTTTGATCCCGGTCCCACGGATATTGGTATAAACGACTACCCTTGGCCCTCAGCATTACCTCTGTAGATGGTGTATCATATAGATAGGAGTAAGCAAGCGCTGACTCCTCTCAACCGCCCAGATACCGCTTTGGAGAGCATATGGCTACAATGCCTATCACTGATGATGCCCCAGCGGAATCTGGTGGACTCATTTCAGGTATACCTTCAGCGGTTTCTTACGCCCACCTACTCAACGCTTTAATGCCACAGATGATTAGCGAG